TCCGTGTTTTTTAGTTGTTTTGCGTATTCTTCGAGTGGCACACCTAATTTTTTCGCTATTGCGACTTGAGACGATGTGAGTCTCACTTGTTTGCGACCAGGCTTTACGCTTCTATTAGCTGAAGCCACTGTCTGAACAGGGGCGGTCGGTTGCTTTGTTTCAGTATTACCAAATTTATGCGGAAAGTCAACTCTAATACGTTTGTCTACCTCTGCATAATACTCGTTAGAATTTGGATCGTATCCTTCTTTTTCCGTTAAATCCTTATGTATTTCAAAAGCAGTGTATGTCATTGCTCTATCACTACCAAACCATGAGTTTTTTGCAGCCCATGCTTCAGCTCTAGGATCCGGATTAATTGGATCGTCCATAGCGGGTTGGTTGATTTGTCCGCCTTGATTTAGATTTACAGGATTCTCGGCCTGTGGTCTTTCTTCTCTACCAGCTTTAGCTTGATCAAGTTTTGCATTCTCAAACGCGAGTGTTGCAATTCTTTTATTAGCCTCAACTTGAGCCTGTGCATCTCCCGATTCAATAGCAGCAGCTAATTCTTTTTGTGCAGCTTCTAAACCTGTTTGAATACTTGTCTCAAATTTTTTAACATAGTCAGCATCAGTTTTTTCAAATCTTTTTTCTAATGCTTGTCTTTTTTCCTCTACAGCTTTTGCATAATCAATAGCAGCTTGTTCTCTTCGTTCTGCTTCTCTCATCTTACGAGTTAATTTCGCAATACGAGCTTGAACACCTTTACTGTAGTCTTCTAAATTTTCATCATCCTTTTTTTCTTCTAACTTTATTTCTCGTTCGTTTTCAAATGATTTATCTGTTTCTTGTTCCTTGTTTTCTTCCGGCCGTTCAATTACAGCTTCGTCTTTTGTTTCTTCAATATCAATTGTGGCATCGGGGCCCGATGTGTCAATGTCAACTGTTTTCTTTTCTTCGTCTGGCATAGTTTACTCCTTCCTATGTTTAGAACTCATGCAAGATGTCCTCTGGACTATCAATTGTTGCTAACACTTCATCGTCGTTT